GCCGGCGGACTGCGACAGATCGAGGTAGCTGATGCCGAGCCGGTCCGCCATCTCCTGCGCGGCCTCACCGCCACCGGTCGCGGTAGTGAGGATCTCGTCGAGTTCCTTCATCGCCTCGACGTTGCCGGTGACGGCGTCCGTGACGAGGTTGAGGGAGATCCCGAGCTTGTCGGCGTTGTCGTAAGCGGACCCGAAGTTCAGGAACGCCATCGTGCGCTCGGCCTGCAGGTTCGCCTCCGCGAGATCACGGACGGCCTCGGCGCTCTCACCGAGCGCGTCGGCGTAGGACTGCGCCTTCTGCTCCGCGAGCTGCTGCTCAGCGGCGAACATCGCCACGATGGTCGCGCCGGCCGCGAACGCGAGGCTCCACGGTCCGAACAGGAACCCGGTGACGCCGCGCAGAGCTGCCGTGGTCTTCGGCATCTCCTTCGCGAGGGTGGCCTGTGCGGCCCGGAACTCGACGACCTTGGGGATCGCGAGCAGCAGTGCACCACCGAACAGCGCCACAGCGCCCGCGGCGAGGCCCAGCACGGCCGTGACAGCCTTCACCGGCTCCGGAAGGTCGCCCACGAACCCGGCGACCTCCGAGACCGCCTGAGAGACGTCCTTCAGGACGGGCAGGAACACGGACCCGAAGTCGATCGCCGCGTCGCGGACGTTGTTCGACATGATCTGCAGCTGCGCCGCGGTCGTCTCGTACCGCTTCTCCGCTTCCGTCTGCAGGGCCACGTTCTCGTCGAACGCCGCGTTTCCCTGCTGCATGGAGTCGGTGAACTGGTCCGATGCGGCCGCGGAGCGCAGCAGCGCGTCGCGCATCCGCACCTCGGTGATGCCGAGGTCGGCGAGCACGCCCAGCGTGGACGTGCCCTGCTCTTCCGCATTCGCAAGACCCTGCACGAACAGGGCGAGCGCGGCGCCGGGGTCGGAACGCCACTTCTCAGCGAACGTGTCGGCGGAGACGCCGGCAACCCGAGCGAAGGTCTCGAGGCGGTCGCCGCCGGCATCCACCGAAGCGGCGATGTCGATCATCACCTTCGAGACGGCGGACCCGCCGGCCTCGGCCTCGATGCCGACGGAGGACAGCGACGTCGCAAGGCCGAGCACTTCGCCCTCGGTGAGGCCGATCTGCTTTCCCGCACCCGACAGGCGGGTCGCCATCGCGACAATCTCCGCCTCCGTGGTCGCGTAGTTGTTGCCGAGTTCGACGACCGCGGAACCGAGGTTCCCGACCTGGTCCTGACTGGTGCCCATCACGTTCATGAACCGGGCGAGCGACGTCGCCGCCTCGGTGGCCGAGAGGTTCGTCGTCTCGCCGAGATCGATCATCGTCCGGGTGAAGGACGCGACGTTCTCCCGCTGCACACCGAGCTGACCCGCGGCCTCAGCGACCGCCGCGATCTCCTCGTGCGACGCGGGGAGCACCCCGGTCAGGGATCGCAGCTGGCCCTCAAGCTCGCCCATCTGCTCGGCGTTGCCGTCTACGGTCTTCGTGACGCCGGCCCACGCCGACTCCCAGTCGACCGCGGCCTTCACGGCCAGGCCGGTCATGGCGATCAGCGCGCCGCCCGCGAGGACGAGGCTGCCGCCGATCTCCTTCGCGGCGCGCTTGCCCTCCTCGGACAGGCTGCCCAGCTCCACCGCGTACTCACGGATCTTCGGTCGGTTCCGGCGGAACGAATCACCGGACCTGTCGGACGCCTTGCCGGCGTCGTCGACGTCGGTCTTCGTGGACTTAGCGGCCCGGCCGACCTTCTGGAAGGACTTGTCCGCTTCGTCCATCTCCCGGGCGAACACCGCGGTCCCCGCGGCCTGGATCCGGAAGATCAGCGCTCCGACGTCGAACATCGGCGATCACCTCCGAATGCAGCCAGGTGCCCTCGATGTCAGGGAGACGTTCAACAGCGGTGCGCACCACATGCCACGGGCGGGAATCGAGCGTCGCGTCGAGATCGCTGATCAGGCCCTGCTGCATCAGGTCGATCTCGACACGGCCGAACAGCTCCGGCCACACGATCCGCCACAGCTCCGCAGCGGACAGCGACGCCCCAGACGGGGCTACCGCGTCGGGGCGGGCGGCTGCTTCGGATCGGGCTTGCTTCCAGTCGGGCGGGAAGACGTACTCGGGGAACCGGCCTGTAACCGGATCAGGTCTTCCAATGCCGAACTGTGCGATGTCTTCGAGGGTGAGATCCCCAAACGGGCGACGAGCGCCCACAGTGCTTTTATCCCGCCGGCGACGCCTTCACCGCCCTCGATGTACGCGTTCACGCCGGCGATGCCGACGACGGTCTGCCAGAAGAACGCCGGCAGAAGGACCGACTCGGCCTCGCCGAGCCGCAGCTCAGCGGAAATCCGGTCATAGTTCGGGCGCTCACCCTCCGGGTGGGGCCCCCAGCGGCCCTCGACGTCGTCCCACATCGCGCCGTCGACGGCGATCATGAGAGCTTCCTCGACCTCGACAGCCGTGGCCTTGCTGACCGCGCCCTCGAGGTAGGTGTCGGTGATCTGCACCCCCACCCGGCCCGGGAGAGGACGGATCACGAAAGTGTCCGCCCCCTCCACGGTCAGGTGAAGGTCGCGACCGTACTGCTCCGCCTTCAGCGTCATGGAGATCCCTGCCTCTCCGAGATCAGACGACGGTGTAGCTGATGGTGTTCGACGCGCCGACGTCGTTCGTCACGACGATGTCGGCCTCGCCCGACGCGGCGGCCGGGATGCTCAGCACCACCGTGTGCTCGTCGACGGGGCGGATCTCGGTGACCGTCTCGCCGTCGATCGTGGCGGACACGACCGAGTCGAGACGGTAGCCGCGGACCACGATGAGGTCGCCGACGCCCTGGCCTTCGGGGCCGGCGGTCTCGAGCATCGGCTCACCCGTGCCCGCGATCGGGGACTCGGTGAGCTTCTCCACGACGCCGTCGTTCTGCAGCGTGAACCGCAGGACGCCCTTGTCGGCGTACCCGGTGTTCGCCTCGGCGACGGTGACGGAGAAGGTGCCCTCGAACGCGGGGAACCGCTCGTCGAGCGCGTCGGTGATCAGCTGGAAGTCGCGCAGGTTCAGTGCGCCCTCGCTGTACGCGGCGTTCATCAGGTCGATGACCCACGCCTGCGCCGCGGCGATCTCCTTCGTGACGGGGTCGCGGACGACCTCGACATCGAACGTCGGGGCGAAGTTGTAGCCGATGACCTGCTGCGAGGTGCGGCCCTTCGTGCCGTACACCTCACGCTGCACCGTGATCGGCGTCGCGTTCAGCGCGAGGTTGTTCACGTCACCGGTGATGTTGGCGAACACGCCATTCTGCTTCAGGCGGATGATCCGCTGGTGAGCGAGCGCGAGGGAACCCTCGGAGGGCGCCGTCGTGTCGTAGAGAGTCTGGTCGGACATGTGGTCCGCCTCCTTCTTGATCGGTGGGGTGCCGGCGCTTCCGGCGGGTTCCTACGGCCGGCGGCCGCGGAAGGCGTAGTTGCAGGCGACCGCGGCGCGGCCCTGCGTGTCGGGGTCGAAATGCAGGCGAGACGTCTCCCACGACCACGAAATGCCGAGCACGTTCGGGACGTACTCGCGCTGATCGAGACGGGCGAACAGCTCGGAGCCCCACGATTCGGCGTCGCCGAGACGGTAGGTGAAGAACTGCACCCGGTAGAGCGCGTTCCCTCGGCCGCCGTCAGCGGTCGTGGGCTGGCTGGAGAGGTAGGTGAACTCGTCGAGCCCTGTCGGCATCGGCGGTCTCGTCTTCACCCCACGAGCAGGGAGCGCACCTGTCGCCTGGTAGTCGGCGAGGCCCCAGTCGTCGAGGAGTTGTGCGAGCGCGCGGCGAAGGATCAGCTCAGGTGCGTCAGCCATCAGCGACCCGCTTCCGGATGATGTCGCCCAGCTCGCGGCGGTGCTCGACCGCGGGGTTCTCGAGGTACTTCCCCTGCCGGCCGTTCTGGAAGTTGTACTCGGGGTGCTCGTGCAGACGCACGGCGTACGGGGTGTCGTAGACGACCGCGGCGCCCTCCTCCGGCGACACTGCGGGAACCACCGTCGACGACCCGATCAGGGTGCCGAGTTCGAGCGGCGCGACCTCGTTCGACAGGGCGCGGAGTCGCTCGGCGGCGAGGGTCTCACCCTCCGCGAGCGCACGGAGTCGTTCGGCGCCGGCGGCCGCGAACCCGCGGCCAGACATCGACACCTCAGCGCGAACACCCATGGTCGCCTCCTATTCGAGGAACAGCTCGACGTGGTTCGGAGTGCCCCGGTAGTCGAAGAACGCCGAGTCGATCACCTCGGACGTACGCTCACGCGGCGTGCCCGCCCACACCGTCACACGGGTGCGAGGCGGCACATCATGCTCGGGGAGGACGATCACGAGCGTCGTCGACGTGATCTCCTGCCCGCTCGTCGCCGAGGTGGAGCGGCGGTCCACCAGCAGGCGGGTCTTCTGCTCGACGTACGCGGGTACATCAGGGATCGGGGTGGCCCGTTCTACGGTCTCCGCGGTCTCCACGTCGATCGGTTGCAGGGTGACCCGGTGGGGGAGATGCTTCGCGCGCAGTCGGGCCACGATGCACCCCCTCGTCAGCTGTGAGCGGTCGCGGTGGTGATCAGACCCGCGTTGCGGAGAATCGTGAGGGCCTCGTCGGACCGGCGGG